ATAACAGGGTATTCATCCGTGGTTCCGGGGGTCGTCATAGTGCCGCCGTTGCCCAATGTAGCTATTCTTTAAGAGGTTTAAAATGGCTAAGCACGACGATGTTAAAGAAGACAAGGCCCTCATCAAAAAGGTTGTAAAACCAGAGGCTCTTAAGGGTATGAAGAAAGGCGGAGTGACATCACTCGCTATGAAAAAGTACGGCCGCAATCTGGCCCGTGCTATGAACCAAAGAGGATCTAGCCGTGGCCGCTAAAGAACATACCGAAGGCAGCGCCGAGTACAAAGGTGTGAAGTCTGTCCCGGTACCGAAAGGTAACGGGTACCCCAACAACATTAAGAGCACTCAAACGGTCAAAGTGCGCGGCACAGGCGCACAGACTAAAGCTACCAAATGCTCTACTAAGCTGGGCTAAAAATGACTTACGCGGAACTTAGTGCAGCGATACAGCAGTATTTGATGGTGGAATACGCCGGAGACGGCGCTGAGCCTACATTTGTGGCTAACATTCCCAATTTCATACAACACACTGAGATTTTGATTAATAACGGTGTACAGCTGCCCGCGTTTAGGAAGAATGTGACGGGTACGTTCACAACAGGATTTCAGTATATAGACGTTCCAACTGATTTTTTGTCAGTCTTTTCTTTTGCTGTTATTGATAACACCGGGAACTATAACTATCTTCTGAACAAGGATGTGAATTACATCCGTGAGGCTTTTCCTTACCCTGCTTCGCAGGGGCTTCCGTTGTATTATTCTTTGTTTGACAACACGGCTTTCCTTGTAGGGCCTACGCCAGATCAGGGTTATGCAGTAGAGCTGCATTATTATGCGTATCCGGATTCCATCACAGATACAACGGCGCCAAACTACCCGAATAACTCAACATGGGTAAGCACAAACTTCCCGAATGCCTTGTTGTGGGGTTCGCTGGTAGAAGCTTATATCTTCCTTAAAGGCGAGCAGGAGATGATCCAGACTTACCAAAAGAAGTTTGAAGAAGTCATGGCAGAGCTGAAGCAGTTGGGTGATGGTAAGAATAGGCAGGATAATTACAGAACCGTACAGGTTCGGGATAAAGTGGCATAATGAGTGAAGAAAACCAAGTAGTTACGGTAGCATTGAATAGTGTTGCCATTGTTATAGATAACCCAGAGCCTGAAGAGGCTGAAGAAACCAATGAGGAAGACTAATGGCTATTACACAGGCAGTTTGTTCCAGTTTTAAAAGTGAGCTCTTTCAGGCGCTCCATAACTTTTCTGCGACAGGTGGTAACACATTTAAGATCGCGCTTTACACTTCGTCTGCGTCTTTGGACGGTACGACTACAGCCTACTCTGCTACGAACGAAACTACGGGCACAGGCTACACGGCGGGTGGTAATACGCTTACAGGCCAGAGCGTCACGCTTTCTGGTACTACGGCGTACATTACGTTTTCTAACTCCACTTGGACGACGGCTACGATCTCAGCCGCTGGCGCTTTGATCTATAACTCAACGAACAGCAACCGTGCGGTTTGTGTGCTCAATTTCGGTGGTACATATACTTCTACAGCGGGTAATTTTACGGTTGTCTTCCCTGCGGCTACGACGACTACGGCTCTGTTGATCCTGAACTAATATGCGATATATGGGTAGCTTAGGGGCTGTATTCCTCTTAGCTTTATCGGTGGGCAGCACGGACGCAGCCTGCCGAGATCCCAAACAGCGGCATAAATTCGACACCCAGCAGGGTTATCCTCACGGAAGAAAAGGATACGTAGTTGATCATATTTGTGCTTTAGCATGCGGCGGGATTGATGATCCTAAGAATATGCAGTACCAGACTTACAAGGATGGTAAGCTGAAAGACAAATGGGAACGTACCCCCGAGGGTTGTAAGAAATCCTGCACGCCTGAGAACTCAACGCCTTCAAGGCAAGTCTTTAATTGTAGGTGATTCATGCCTTTGAAAAATGTAAACCTGATTGATTTGTACCAAAGCATTAAAGCACTAATGACTGCTGGAAATGCTCTTAAAAGTAGCGGATCTATAGTTAATACGGAAGCTACGGCAGCTGCGCTATATGGCGTAGTCTCAGCGGCGATCAATATTTTGCAAGATTTGGGGTATGACTTTCAGGTGTCTTGGGTTGACATGCATACGATGACAAACGGATGGGCAATCAGTGCTTCCTTCTTTTATGCTATCTATCGTGTGGTCACTAATAAGGACGCTGGGTTTCACGGGTCTTCTGGTAGCAACTAGCTGCTCATTTAAGTTTGATGCCGTGCTTATTGCAGATGGCAAACCCCAAGAAGTACAATGCCATATAAAGCCTGATACGGATGCGCCGGAGTTTCATCAGCCTTTGAGGCTTCAGACAGATATGCAGGTCTTGAAAGAGACCGTTATGAACTACGTACAGAACCCTGCCGTAGAATTGGAATGTGATTATTAAGAGGTAGTTATGAGTTTAGCAGAAAAAATTAACGGTCTTGGTGCACATGTTGGAGAAGATCTTCGTGCTATTTTGCACGAGATAGCGGTGTTTGTAGAAGGTGCGGCTCCTGTGGCTGTGGCTATTGAATCCGCTGTGGCTCCTGAAGATGTAGCCGTGACGGAAGTAGTCGAAGCTACTACAGAAGCAGTAGACGCAGTCGCAACAAAGTCTTCTAAGAAATCAGCCAGCTAATGACTTGGGGCGAGATCGCGCTTCCGCTAATCAAAGAGTTTGAGGGGTGCAAGTTAAAAGCATACAGAGATCAGAGAGGCGTAGCTACCGTTGGATATGGGGCTACAGGACCTGATGTTTCTATGCGCACCACTTGGACTCAAGAGCAAGCCGATTCTCGCCTTTTAAAAGATATTCAAATCCGCGTTGAGCAGTTGAAAGACATGCTTGACGGCGCACCGACGACAGATAATCAGGGAGCAGCGCTTCTTGATTTGGGATATAACATTGGTATGGGAGCTCTTCGGGGCTCTACCGCTCTGCGAAAACACAAAGCAGGCGACTATCAGGGTGCTGCCGACGCGATACTTATGTGGTGTAAAGTAAACGGAGCAGCGAATGAGGGTTTAGCTCGGAGGCGTAAAGCCGACCGAGACCTTTATATTAGCGAATAACAGGGAGCTGCTGTGGCGGACGTTTCAGTTGGTATAAGAGGCTGGTCCGGCGGCGCTTGGGGTGTTGAGGCGTGGAATACGCCTACGCCTACCACTTATTTTTCTCCTCTTGTTACAACGCTCAATAGCGTTTCTGTAACTGCCACTGCTAACCCTAGCGTCACAGGGCAAAATCTAACCCTTACCGAACACTCGATATCTATCAATGCCGCAGCTAACCCTGCGATAACAGGCCAAAGCCTAACGCTTACCGAGAATTCGGTATCACTTCGTACAGATCAGATTCTGTCAGTAACTGGGCAAAACCTGACGCTTACAGAACATTCCGTCTCTCTGATCACTGATCAGATCTTGTCAGTAACAGGCCAAAGCCTGACGCTTACCGAGCATTCCGTTTCTATCAATGCCGACCAAGTTATATCGGTTACGGGCCAAAGCCTAACTCTTACAGAACATGGCGTCTCAATCACAGCGGATGCTAATCCTAGTGCTACGCACCAAAACCTGACATTTACAGAAAACTCTGTCTCTCTGGTCACCGACCAGATCATAGCGGTTACTGGGCAAAGTCTAACGCTTACAGAGAACTCCGTATCGGTAACAGCAGCGGCGAACCCATCTGTAACAGGTCAAAGCCTAACGCTTTCTGAAAATTCTGTATCGGTAACAGCGGCAGCAAACCCATCTGTAACTGGGCAAAACCTGACTTTAACGGAGCATTCCGTATCTGTTACCGCCGCTGCAAACCCCAGCGTAACGGGTCAGAGCTTAGTGCTCACTGAAAACTCAGTTGCTATTCATGCAGATCAAGTCATCTCGGTAACAGGGCAAAGCCTGACGCTGACTGAGCACTCAGTTTCTATAACTGCCGCAGCGAACCCAACAGTAACCGGCCAAAGCCTAACGCTGACGCTCCATTCCGTAACAGCCCAAGCCGATAGTGTAGAGATCCTTGTAGGCGAGCAGATCATGAATCTGACGCTGAATGGTGTAAGTATTTCCGCAGGTGTAGCACTGAGTGTTATAGGGCAAAGCCTAGCGCTGACGCTGACTCCTGTTTCCGTCATCTCGGTCAATAGCATTTCTGTAACCGGTCAGAGTATTTCTTTGACTCAGCACGGTGTGGCCGTAACCGCGGGAGCTGCGCCTTTAATTGTTGGGCAAGCGTTAAATCTGACTTTAAATGGTCCAAAGTTCTGGACACCCATTATTCCTGTACAAGATCCTAACTGGCAGCCTATTAATGAATTGGCGGGAACAACGGGAACAATGTGGAATACCGTGGGTACAGGACAGACACCTAACTGGAATGAGATAGCAACTGCGCAAAGCGCTGGTTGGGGTGCAATAGAGACCGCGCAAAATCCTGACTGGATTGATATTCCGCATTAGAAATGATATATAGAAACATACTTCTTGAGGGCTACTAATGGCTTCTACATACTCTCCGAATCTTCGCATTGAACTCATTGGGTCAGGCGAGCAAGCTAACACTTGGGGCAACACCACTAACAATAACTTGGGTACTTTGATCGAGCAGTCTATCTGCGGTCTGGTCTCGGTGGATGTTACTTCGGCTAACGTCACGCTTACCGCGCTGAATGGTACAACTGACCAATCTCGCCAAATGATTCTGAGCGTTACAGGAACGCCGGGTGTCGCAAGAACGATCACTGCCCCTGCAGTAAGCAAATGCTATGTAGTCTATAACGGCTCAAACGCCGCTATCTCTCTGCTCCCTACGGGCGGTACGGGAATTTCTATTCCTTCTGGCGCAAGAATGTTCGTCTACACAGACGGCTCTGCGTTTTATC